GTATGGCTATACCTTTATCGATACGCCGATTAACCGTAAATACTATGTATTCCTGGTTGACAGATACACCCGTGCTCTCAGAGACGGTGCAACACCAGGTGACCCAGCTATCTTTAAGGATATCAAGAACTCTGAAGATTTCAAGTTCCTTGAGATTCCATCATACATCGTACGCTGTGTTCGCGATGCTATCTATGGACAGTATCAGGATATGATTACAGTGTCGGAGAAGGAGGATAAGAAGTAATGACAGACGATATAAGATTTACTATTTCATCAGATACTGATAATGATGATGCTATTAAGCATAGAATCATCACGAAAGATATCTATAGCTATTCCGACTTCTTCGTTAATAGCTCAGATATATCCGAAGGTACGGACATTTGTCTTCCAGAATTTATAGGTAATCCTGAAAATATCAACTCACATGCAGTGCTCGTATATTTACTACATCATCTGACTGCAATCATCGATCATAATCGCAGGGTTGATAGCAAAGCTAAAGCTTCTGGTCGAGAAATTGATTATGATGATTACCGTGATGGTAGAGACGCATATGTTGATACGGTTCTACATTTCGGCTCGAGAGCGGTCATTGAGTACGTCAACCGTATGAAGAATGATACTAGAGTTGATCTGAGTAAGTTCGAAAGACTCCTTATCATAAATGCTAATCTGTATAAAGGTAAAGAAGCCGACCCAGACCATCGTCCAGTTGACATACTGGTTCATCCTGGTAATAGTACATATAGCATACAGCTTATGATAGAAACTCGTTTATAATAGTAATGAGGGTTACCCTACAATGGGTAACCCTCATATTTATTCCCCGTAACAAACCATTAATATTTTTTATCGAAAGGAATAAGCGATATGAATGCTATATTATCGGAAGCTATTGAAAGCTACCGTTTCAATAATGACTTATTGGACGCAATCATTAACGATATTCCAATGAGTCCTGCAATGGAAGAAGCTGGTCAGACTGGTACCCCGTCTAATGCATCTACGACCAATACATCTACCACTGCACCAAATACTACTGATAATAAGAATGAAGCTAAACCCACTGCATCTGGAGAAGCTAATGAGAAGAAAGACTTCAATCTTATCGAGAAGATAAAGAAGATATTCCAGTTCCTCCAGGATATGGTAATGAAGGTCATCACTAATATCAAGGGTAAGCTTCAGTATATTTCTCAGTCAAAGCTTGCATATGACAGAGAAATCAAGGAGCTTCAGAAGAAGTATAAACCCCGATTCGACTTGGTTAAGAAGAATCGAAGATACAACTTTGATATTCTTAATAAGGCGGTGCAGGCACTTGATAGGGTATATAATGAATATACCAACGACCTCACTGCTTGTATCGGTCTCTATCGTAAGTCCATTAATGGTCAGATGTCCGCTGAGGAATATAATACCAAGATGGACGAATATAAGAAGAAGCCAGTACATGCTAACACTGCGAAGGAAGTGGCTAGAGTTCTTGGTTCTGAATTTGGTAAAGTCGAAACGTTCTCTCATCTAATCAAAGCCATTCAACAGAAGCATCGAGGTATGCAGATATCAGCATCTGTTGATAACAACGAGAATGCTCCTAAAGGTGAGGGTAGTGTTGAGATGGTGCTTGACCAGCAGCTGTATAATAACTGCTCTAAGTTCATCATGAACTTCAATACCCGTATACAGAACTGTCATCACTTCATCGACAGACTCAAGATGTATCAGGATAAGATGAAGAGTGATATTGAGAGCATTACTAATAACTCCCAGCAGACTGCAGAGAAGGGTTCCGCAACATCGATTCTCAATATGACTAAGAGTCTCAACTTCTTCTCTACTATGGTAAACTTCCTTGTATCATCATATACGGAGCAGCTTGTTAATTGCCGTATGGTAGTTAAGGCGTGCCTTGGTGGAGCGAGTGATGTTGAGGATAAGAAACTTCTTAGAAAGTTTAAGGAGCATGCAGTTGACCGTAATCTTACTAATGATGAGGATAAACTTGAGCTCGGATTCAGAAAGGGCGTTAAACGTAAAGCCCAGAATGCTGGTAGGGGTATAGCCAATGCGGCTAAGACGGTGTCAAATACTGTTGCCAAGACAAATTATAAGAAGAGCGATTATCTCGATGTTAATGCAGCTGCTGCACCTAAGCTCGGACGTATCAATGCAAAATTCTAACTGATAGGAGAGATTGACCTATGAGAAAGGTTAGTGTATATAAATGCCCTGTCTGTGGTATGAGATTCAAATCTCTCTCAGGCTGGGGTGAGCATATTGAAAGACTCCATCCGGATACAATTCCGGATGGATATTCAGTTGCTCGTTATTTTTATTATGTGGACACTGGAAAGACACATGGTTCATGTGTGCAGTGTCATAAACCAACTGAATGGAATGAGACTACTGGTAAATACTCCAGGTACTGCTCGGACCCTAATTGCAAAAAGAAATACTGTGCTGAGGCAAAGAAGAGAATGGTCGATAAATATGGTGTACCACACCTCTTAAATGACCCAGACCAGCAGAGAAAAATGCTTGCTTCTAAGAGCAAGCCGTATAAATTCAGAGATGGTGGTTCTGTATTATACCTCTCATCTTATGAGAAGGATTTCCTTATGACATGTGAGTTCGTACTCGGACTCAAGTCGAAGGATATTATGGGACCATCCCCTCATACTTACACATACATGTATGAAGGTAAGCAGCACTTCTATATTCCTGACTTCTATATCCCAGACCTCAATCTTGAGATAGAGATTAAGGATGGCGGTGATAACGAGAGTCATGCCACACATATTGTCGAATATGACAGAAAGACCGAAAAGGTTAAGGACGAAGTAATGATTAAGAATCCTAAGGTTAACTACTTCAAGGTGGTTAATAAGGAATATCAGGACTTCTATAGATTCCTTCTTGAGTGCAAGCTGGCTATAGATGATGATATGGTTAAGCGAGTTGAGATGGAACTTCTTCCGGCTACCGAAGCGGCATCTGGTAGTATTAAGATAAAACCAATGACCAAATCCGACATCGAAAAGATTCCTGATTCATCAACACTTAGCATGACGCGAGACGCATATCTTTTACGATTTAAAGCCAACCCAAAGGCATTCAGCAAAATATCATGCTACGGTCTTTATGATGGTAAATCATATCCCGTAGGCTTCTTCAGTATATCACAGGATACGGGTTGTATTGAACTTCTTGTGGTTGATGAAAATGAACGTCGTAAGGGATATGGAACGATGCTTTTGGATTACGCCATTAATAATCTCGGAGGTAAGTATCTTGAAGTACGCAAATCAAATACTCCGGCCATTGGTATGTATGAGAAATATGGGCTTCAGATTACTGATGAGTATATGGGTAGGACTGAAGTAATGTATCGTATGGCTCCTGCTACTGAGTCAGCATTTATCAATCATAAGGACGAGTACTTCAATATCGATAAGTGGCAGAGAAAGAAAGGTCAGAATATTCTCTATATCACAGGTCTTTCCGGTTCTGGTAAATCCACCCTTGGTGAAGAACTTTCGAAATCTCACGATGCGTTCTATATTGAACTCGACCGTATAACACGTGAATTTGGTCAGGATGAGAAATGGAATCCTAATGGATATCAGAAAAATGTCAGTCAGATATTCCGTAAGATGTATGCTGAAACAGGATGCGTTTATGAGAAAGATGATTCTTTTGATACAAAACGCGCAAAGTTCAATAGTGCATTTAATTGGCTTCTTGATTACTGTACCAAGAGACCTGAGTTGTTATTTATATGGGAAGGCATTCATATCTCAGCGAGAATAGATCATGAATATCTCAAGGACAAGCCTATGATTATTAAGGGTACGTCAAAACATACTTCGTTAAAACGTATGACTATTCGCGAGGCCAATGTCTACGACGAACAACAGCGTGCCGAGATGAAGGCGTGGTATGCACAGGATGATCACAATCTTGATAAGTTAAGAAAGTTTATGCGTACCAATGCTGAGAAGTCCACAGCACTTGAATCATCAGCATCATCTGTAATATGGGATATCTTCCATGCGGACGAAGTTGAAGAAGCTAGTGTATTTGAGCATGTACCACAGCCGGCTACTGAATCATCAATGAAATCTAACATATCTAAAGATTATACATCTAAAGGTAAGAAGTCGTTGTCCGATTTCACGTGTCTTAAGATGACACCGGCACTGCTTAAGAAATATGAAGCAGAATCTAAAATGCTTAAGCACGCATGGCCGGCAGATGAAACCCATGATTCCCGTATCTGGTTAGATGGCGATAAACTCGTTGGTGATGCTTGTGTGAGCTTTAAAGACCCAGATTATAACTGGATTTCAACCCTCGAAATTCGTCCAGAGTACCAGGGTTATGGTCTTGGCAGTCAGTTACTCAATTTCGCGGTTAAGACTATGAAGGGCAATGCTCTTAGAGTCGACAGTGATAACGAAGTAGCACATAAGATGTATACTAAATATGGATTTAAGCCTATAACTGACAAGGGAATTAATGCTAAATATGCAACCCATGATAACGATAAAGGATATCTTCTTGCACTTGAGTCTGCATTAACTTCTAAGGAACGTACTGATTTTGGACTTCCTGATATAAAGAAGTACCCAATGCCAGATGCTGAGCATGTTATGCTTGCTATCAAGTTCTTTAATTATGTCAATGAGGACAGAGAGAAGGAACTTGCAGATGCAATCAATGCTAAGATTACCGAGTTCGGTATTACTGATATCAATATTGGCGAGAATAATCGATTCGGTAAATATTATAAACCTGCCGAGGATTCGGTAATGACAGGCTGGGCTCCAAACGTGCCCTATTCTGGAATAGTAGCAAAGGAGTCAGCAATGCCCGAGTTTGTATATGAACCCATTAAGTTTAACGACCGCTTATGGCAGTCCTATCAGGGCAAGAGATATTATCCGCTTTATATAGGACTTATGAAGAATATCTCACCACTTGGTACAGTTATTCGTAGTTTTACTAAGGAGAACTGGTCACATTCGTTCATCTCATTTGACCCAAGTATGGGTGAGTGCTTCACGTTTGGTAATAAGGTTGTCAAGAAAGGTATCATTAATGCCCGAGGATTCGGTGCAGGTATTGAATCGTTCAATCCAAAGGCAAATCATTTCTCATATCCTCCAAGCACTGAGTATGCACTCCACGTCATGTTCTTTGAGGAGTCTCAGATAAAGGCAGTGAAGAATACAGTTGATAACATCTTCGCTCATCGTGAGAAGTACCGTTACAATGTAGGAGGACTCATCAACTATATCTTCAATAACCCTAAGACTGATCCAGAGAATCTCTTCTGCTCTCAGTTTGTTGCTCTCGTAATTAACTCTGGTAAGCAGGGTATTCTCGATAGAGACCCAAGCCTGTATAGCCCAGGTAGTCTTGCAGATTTACGCGGTACATTCTTCGTATGTAATGGTATGATTAAGAATTACGATAAACTCAAGGCAGAGATTCGTACGAAGGAAATATTCGATGATATTATTAAGACCCAGAATATCGAAGCCTTGGAACATTCTAGTTTGACATATAATGCAGACTGGGAAGACTCTGAAGATATCGAATTAACTGGCGGTTACATGGTCCCATAAGACACTTTAAATCCCGAGTAAGCTAAATGCTTACTCGGGATATTTGTGCTTATATAACTAAGTACCACGGGTCCCGCTAGGGTGGGGCTCCGTGGTACAATAGAAAAGGAAATAAGAGGGTTGCCGCGCAGGCCTGTGACATGTCCTACAACCCATTATTATTATTGTTGCCTTTAAAAGTGCCTAGAAAGTATATATCATATTATTGCTGATATGTAGGAGTATCAGTAATACATATAAACGGAGGAAATAAAAAATGAAAGATTTAAGTTTAACAAAGAAAATGCCGATCGACGAGATTGATAATCTTGTAGGAGATGATATCTCCTGGATAAGCGGTGTTATTGCCGCAGCATGGGCATACGACGTTAATGTGATTAGGGAGCATATACTTCCTAATATTAAACGTGAATCGGTTATCAACTGGCTCGCATTATTATCAGAACGAGAGGTTCACTGTATACTGTACAGATATCGTGACGGAATGACGTATGATGAGATTGGGCAGATCATACACCGTTGTCAAGAAACAGCAAGGCATATAGTCGGTAATAAGCATCCCAGTAAAATTTCTAAACTCAGGGCACCCAATTCCAAGTCGTTTAGGGTATTATTCGATGGATATAGCAGCGGCCCGTGCTCTGCATTATATTCTGGATATAGACCATTTGCGTATACTTGGATGCAACTGATATGTAGATTCAGACATCATGAATTATGCATGAAGAAAGACTGCCGTGACCTTGTAGGTAAAGGTGAGAAGCTTATTGCTAAATCATTGTATG